GATTCAAAAGCAGCAGGACGTTGGAATACTAATAAGGGGGGTGATTATTTTTCTATTGGTGTAGGCGGTGCTGTGACAGGTAAGGGTGCAGATCTTTTGATTATTGATGATCCTCATTCGGAACAGGACGCACAGCAAGGTGCGTATAATGCTGATGTGTTTGATCGTGTCTATGAATGGTACACGTCAGGACCACGACAACGATTACAACCGGGAGGATCTATTGTAATCGTGATGACACGATGGCATCAACGTGATTTAACAGGACAGATTCTAAAATCTTCAGTGGAAAGGCATGGCGCAGATGAATGGAAGATTATCGAATTTCCAGCTATTATGCCCTCTGGAAAAGCTCTCTGGCCAGAGTTCTGGTCAATCGAAGAACTTGAAACCCTTAGAAACGAACTCCCAGTATCTAAGTGGTCTGCCCAATACCAGCAAGACCCCACTAGCGAGGAAGGAGCAATCATCAAACGTGAGTGGTGGAAAAGGTGGCAGAGTGAGAACCCACCTCCATGTGAGTTCATTATTCAGTCGTGGGATACCGCTTTCTTGAAAACACAGCGTAGTGACTTCTCAGCCTGTACAACATGGGGTGTTTTTTTTAATGAAGACACAAATGCCTTTAATGTTATTATGTTAAATTCTTTTCAAGAGAGAATGGAGTTTCCAGAATTAAAAGAAAAAGCATATCATCATTATAAAGAGTGGGAACCTGATGCTTTTATTGTTGAGGGCAAAGCAACAGGTATGCCTTTAATTTTTGAATTGCGTCAAATGGGAATACCAGTTACAGATTTTACACCTAGTCGAGGTAATGATAAGATTGCAAGGGTTAATGCTGTGGCAGATTTATTTGCATCTGGAGTTGTTTATGCTCCTGAAACAAGATGGGCAGAAGAAGTAATAGAGCAATTTGCATCTTTTCCTTCTGGATCTCATGATGATCTTGTAGACTCAAGCACACAAGCATTATTAAGATTTAGGCAGGGTGGTTTTATTAGAGCTTCAAGTGATGAGCCTGATGAAGAATATTACAGAGATACTGTAGAATATTATTGATAGAGGAGATGTCTATCTATGGCTATTGAGAAACCTTTGGAAGCTGGTCCGTTTAGTTCAGAAATAGACCCAGAAATTTTAGAAGAAAATCAAGTAGAGGTCGATGTTGAAGAAAATAAGTCTGACCTGTCAATAGGAATAGTTAATCCTGATGCTGTGTCTATCGCAACCGAAGATGGTGGTGTTATTATAGACTTTGATCCTCAAATTGAAAGTAGTGATGAAACAGAACATACTGCTAATCTTGCAGAGTTTATGGATGAAGATCAGTTAAGAGATATTGCTTCAGAACTTGTTGGATATTTTGAATCTGATGTTATGTCTCGTAAAGACTGGGAAATGACATACATAAAGGGTTTGGATCTTCTTGGTTTAAAAATAGAAGAACGTACCCAACCTTTTCCCGGTGCTTGTGGTGTATTTCACCCAGTCCTTACCGAAAGTATTATTAGGTATCAAGCCCATTCTATGATGGAAACTTTTCCTGCTAGTGGACCTGTAAAAACACAAATTATAGGAAAGCTAGATCAAGAAAAAGAAGAACAGGCTTTGCGTGTGCAATCTGAAATGAACTATCAGATTACTGAAGTTATGACAGATTATCGCAGTGAGCATGAGCAGTTATTATTTTCTTTGCCTATTGCAGGATCAGCATTTAAGAAAATTTATTATGATGTTGATATGGGAAGAGCTTGCGCAATATTTGTTCCAGCAGAAGACCTTGTTGTTTCTTATGGTGCAACCGATTTAAAATCTTGTGAAAGATTTACTCATGTTATGAAAAAGCCTTCTAATGAAGTTAGAAAACTTCAAATAGCTGGCTTCTATAGAGATATAGAATTAGGAGAACCTTCTCCAGATTATAGTAAAATAGAAAATGCTTATAATAAAATTCAAGGTGAAGATCCTTCTGTAGAGTATGATGATCGTTATACGTTGCTCGAAATGCACGTTGACCTTGATCTGGAAGGTTTTGAGGATATGAAGGATGGCGAACCTACAGGTATCGCACTTCCTTACATTGTAACTATTGATAAACAATCAAGAGATGTATTGGCAGTGCGAAGAAACTGGATGGAAAAAGATCCTAAGAAAATGCGGCGTATGCATTTCTCTCATTACAAGTATATGCCGGGTTTAGGTTTTTATGGTCTTGGTCTTACTCATATGATTGGAGGCATGGCTAAATCAGCAACATCTATACTTAGACAACTAGTTGATGCTGGTACATTAAGTAATCTTCCTGCTGGTTTAAAGACCCGTGGATTAAGAATTAAAGGTGATGATTCTCCTATATCTCCCGGCGAGTTTCGAGATGTTGATGTGCCGGGTGGTAGTATCAGAGATAACATTAGTTTTATGCCATACAAGGAGCCGTCAGGAACGCTCTATCAGTTACTTGGTAATATTGTAGATGAAGCTAGACGCTATGCGGCTGTACCTGATATGAATATTGCTGATATGTCTAACCAAGCCCCTGTTGGTTCTACATTGGCAATCTTAGAAAGATCTTTAAAAGTTATGTCTGCTGCTCAAGCAAGACTTCACGCTGCATTAAGAACTGAATTTAAAATATTAGTTCACGTCATTAAAGACTTTTTGCCAGATCAATATGACTACATGGTAGAAGGTGAGCATAGTCGTAAAAAAGATTTTGATGAAAGAATTGATGTAATTCCTGTATCAGATCCAAATGCAACAACTATGGCACAAAGAATTATGCAGGGTCAGGCAGCATTGCAATTAGCGCAACAAGCACCTCAACTTTATGATTTACCTGCTCTCCATAGACAAATGCTGGAAACGATGGGTATTCAGGATGTGGATAAAATTATCCCCACTTCAAATGAAGTAAAGCCTAATGATCCCGTAACAGAAAATATGAATATAATTAATCTAAAACCTGTAAAAGCATTTTCATATCAAGATCATGAGGCTCATATCAGAGTGCATCTTGCAGCATTGCAAGATCCTAAAATACAAGAGTTGGTTAGTCAGTCGCCTAATGCTACTGCAATACAGGCAGCACTTGAGTCTCATGTTCGTGAACATCTTGCATTCCAGTATAGAGAAGAAATAGAACAACAACTTGGTGCAGAGTTGCCTCCTATGGGAGAGCCACTGCCTAGAGATGTTGAGAAAAAACTATCATCTCTTGTTGCTTCTGCTGCTGAAAAATTATTACAAAAAGACATATCTGAACAGCAACAAAAAGAAATACAAGAAAAAATGCAAGATCCTATTGTTCAGATGCAACAAGAAGAGTTGCGTATTAAAGCAGCAGATGTTGAGCGTAAATCAAGAGCCGATCAGCTTAGACACGAAGCTAGTATACAGAAAACAGAAAACACGGCTGAAACAGAAAGAATGCGTATTGCCTCTCAAGAAAAACAAACAGGCGCACAGATTGGTGCAAAGATTGCAACTGAAAGTCTAAAAAGTGCCGTTGAAGAAAAAGATATTTCTTCCAAAGAAAAACTTGAAGGTGCAAAGATTGGTGTAAAAATAGCTGAAGATCTTCTTGACAAGTCATTCCAGAAAGATTCTGATGCAGACCAATAAGAATTAGATGTGTTCTTGTTGGGTCTATAATGTTGTTAGGTGGATAGAAAGGAACAATAAAAATGCCAGCAAAGAAAAAAGCAAAGAGTAGAGTAAACGAAGCTGGAAATTATACAAAACCTACAATGAGAAAACGTCTTTTTAATAAAATTAAAGCTGGTACAAAGGGAGGAAAGCGAGGACAATGGAGTGCGAGAAAAGCGCAAATGCTGGCTTCTGAATATAAAAAAGCTGGAGGAGGTTATAAATAATGGCAAGAAAACCTATGGGTAAAAAAGCTGTGGCTAAAAAGCCTATGGCGAAAAAGTCTCTCACTAAGCCTCAAGAAGCCATGATGAAAAAGCATAGTGTTCATCATACTAAAAAACATATGAATGAAATGAGAAAAGATATGCTTGCTGGGAAAACATTTAAACAAGCCCATACAAGAGCGCAGAAAAAGGTTGGTAAATAGTGGCTCTTAAAAAGTCACAAAAGTCCTTAAAAAATTGGACTAAACAAAAATGGCGCACTAAAAGCGGTAAGCCTTCTTCTAAAACTGGAGAAAGATATTTACCAGAAAAAGCAATTAAATCTTTATCATCTGCTGAATATGCAGCAACTACAAAAGCTAAACGTAAAGGAACTAAAGCTGGTAAGCAGTTCGTGAAGCAACCAAAGCGTATTGCTAAAAAAACTGCAAAGTTTAGAAAATAATGCAAGAACAACATATTTTAAATAGACTACAACAATATATTAGAAATCAAATGAATGATGGCTCGGATCACCTATCAACTGGTGGAGCGCAATCTTTTGATGAGTATCATCGTATGGTTGGAAGAATAGAAGGTTTAGCAATGGCTGAACGTGAACTTCTTGACTTAATGCAAAAGTTGTTTAACGAAACAGAATAGGAAACGCTGTGCCTATTTTAAGTCAGCGCGAAACGATTGTAAGGTAATACAATCGCAAGGAGTAAAAAATGGTAGCGTTAAAAGAAGTATCTAAAAATGATGCTGATGTAAAAACTGCATCGCAACTCCCTAATCCTGTTGGATATAAAATATTAATTGCACTTCCTGAAGTTGAAGAAAAAACTGAAGGTGGTGTTATTAGACCTGATTACATTAGAGATGTTGAAGAGTATTCAACTGTTACTGGTTTTGTTTTAAAAATGGGAGCAGATTGTTATCAGGATAGTAAACGATTTCCTACTGGTCCTTATTGCAAAGAAGGTGACTGGATATGCTTTAGAGCGTTTCAAGGAACGCGATTAAAGATACATGGAAAAGAATTTCGTTTAATTAATGACGATACTGTAGAGGCAGTTGTCGAAGATCCAAGAGGTATAAAGAGAGCATAAAATGGCAGAAACAGCACAAAATTTTTCAGAACAAGATCCAGAACAAGAAGAAATGTTTGATATTGAAATTGTTGATGATACTCCAGAAGAAGATAAACCTTTTGTAGAAAGTAAATCAGAAGACGAAGATGAGTTAAAAAACTACGGTAAAAGAGCGCAAGATAGAATAGGTCAGTTAAAACGTGAATTTCATGACGAAAGACGAGAGAAAGAAAAAGCTGCTCGTTTGATGGAAGAATCTGTAAATGTTTCAAAAAATTTACATTTCCAAAATCAACAATTAAAACAGGCTTTACAAAGCGGCAATAAAGCTCTCTTTGAAGTTACTGCTTCAAAAATTGACGCAGATGTTGAAGCAACGCAATCGGCATTGAAAGACGCTCATGAAAATGGCGATGTTGATAAAATTGTTGAAATTCAAACTAGGCTAAATGAAATAATAGTAGATCGTCAAAGAACTGCTCAATTACAACAGCAACAGCAACAACAACAAGAAATTCAACAGTCATCACAGCAACAAGCTAATACACAACAATCTGTTCCAGAAGTTAATTTAACAGCAAAAGATACTGAATGGATTAGAAACAATCCTTGGTTTCAAAGAAATGAAGAGTTGACTGGCTTTGCTATGGGATTACATAAACGTCTTGTAACAAATGGTGT